TTTCCCCACTCTGCAATCACTGTAACCTTTTCAAAATTGGCTAACATCTCGCGCACAAAGTCCACGCAAAGCCTTGAAACTGTTGTGAACTGGCCAAACAATGAAGCGTCTATTTGCCATAACTGCGCAGGATAATTAAACAAACCTTCAACCATGTCACCACCAAACATCACAACACATTCATTAACAGGGTGATGATGGCGTTGTAGATCAGTTAAATGCACAACTTTTTCAGAAAATTGCATAACCCGATTACGCATAACTTCACTGTTGTAACTGGTTGTAACCTTTGCGCCTTGCCAATCCGTTGAATGGATTAAAGCCACTTCAGCATTAACTTTACGCTTATCTTTTTGTGGCGCAGAAACAGGTGGAACTTTGCCCAATGAAATCATTGCATCATAAGCACCACGGTGAGTTGCTTCTACTAAATCTTCACTGCGTTCTTTAGATTGTTTAAGTTGTTTTTGTAATCGCAAAATAACCTGGCGTAGTTCTTTTACATCTTGTGACTCAATGCCTTCAGGCATGTCCTGTAATCTTTTTTCAAGGCTCATTTGTAAACACAATCTCCTTGCCGTGGTGTGTGTAGCCTTCTTTGTCTATCCAACTATCTTCATGCGTTGGATTAGCAACAATGCGCACCGACTTAGCCGCATCAAATAACAACGCAACAATTTCAGGCTCAATGTCCTCAATACCTAATAGCGCACCCCACATGCGACCTATGGCTGTGAAGTTTTTGCGAGCGCTCCCGTATTCATGTTGGCGGTCATCAAGAACTTCATCTACTCTTTTGGACACCTGCAAGTACCGTATCTGTGAGTTCTAATTGTGTCTGCACTACATTTGTAACCATCTGCTCTTAGGGCTTGAACAATTAAATTAGTAGGGTAATTTTTTTCCCATGCTTCATCTAATGTTTTTTGATCTTCTTTTGCCAAACTATTGTAAAGCGCTTGATAAGAACAAACCCCAGCAATAGGAGAACGGCCTATTGCCCGCTTACTAAGTATTTCACTAAACGCATTTTCTAATGCCATGTTTTGCCTCCTTACGCAAAGCGTACCGCAAAGTAAAAAGCCCCGCGTTAGCGGGGCAGTTTACTTACTTAGTTTTTTTTGGTGCAGGTTTCTTCTTGCTTGCCTTTGCTAACTTATCAAGTTCAACGGTTACATGATCTGCAACCAATCCAAATGTGGGATCTGTTTTGTCAATGCCACGGATAGCAGGGCCAACAACTGCCGCCGCTGTAGCAAATGCAAGCGCCTTAATGTCAGTTACCCCTGCGGCATAAAGCGCAATAGCGGTTACTGCAAAGTGACGGATTGCTGATTTCAACATGTCTAGGTGCTTTTTGTTCATTTTTACTCCTTTGGGCGGGCTACCGCCATAATTGTTTTGTAGTCACGCTTCTTGAGGTAAAAACCATCACCGTTTGATTGGCTTCCTGCTTTACCGCTTGAAGTATTGCCCTCAAACACCTGTAGGTATTTGAGTGTTTTATGGTGGAACTTAACAATGCCCACATGATCAGGTTGAGCATCTTCATCAAATTGAAAGAAAACAAGATCCCCGCGTTGAGCCTGGCCAATAGGCACAAGTTGATTGTTTTTTGTTAGATACTTTAACCAAGCATCACATGATGCAAAACCTTTTTTGGTGTTGGCTACTGATGCAATAATGCCAGCGTCAAAATACATTTTTGATGCAGACATTGCGCACCAGGGTTGATTGTTAAGGCCAAACCATTTACCAAATGTGGTGTCATTGTTTGTACCTTCTGTGTAATTAATTGATGCTTCACAAAGTTCTATAACTTTATTTAGGCTCATCTTCTTTTCCTTCCTGTGGCTTTGGTTTAGATTTTAGTCCATTAGCCGACAAAATGCCCGATAGCGTACCCGTAAGAAATACGCATAAAGTGGATACAAGATCAATAAAAGCGGCATCATTAGGGGCTTGTGCCATAGGTTGAGTTACAAACACCAATGCGTACAGCATGGCAAATACTGAACCAGCAAACACCAAAGCAAGCAAAATTCCTATGGTGACAATTAGGCGGGCATGTAATTCTTCAGGTGTGTATTTGCGTCTAGCCATTTTAAATCTCCACATCAGGTAGTAGATCTTTTGTGCATTGGCCTACCGCTTCACATTGCGGCGGGTTACATTCTGCGTTTTGCCAATTTTTAAATTCTTGACATGGGTAGCGTGTATAGCCTTGATACCCGCACCCGCTAAGGCTAAGAGCGATTAAGAAGCAGGCGATAAATTTCATCAACGCGGCTTTCCAAACGCTTGATTGTGTCACCCTGCCTATTTTGCTCGTCACGCAATGAACTTCCGCCATTGGGTTTAAGTTCATTTAAATAATGTTTAACAAGCCATCTAACTGCCGCTACAAAACCACCTAAAATAGTGATGATGCTAACGGCTAATGCGGCCCAATCTAATGCGTTCATGGGAAAAAAGTATAACTGTTATGTCCAGTTAATGACGCGAACAGTGCCAGCGCTATCAACTATTTTGGCTTGATTAGTTGTAATGTTTAACCAGGCATCACCAATGCGCGGGTATGTAGGATCTGAAGTTACATTAGGAAATGTAAAACGCGTAGCCGTTTCTAGTTTATTTAAACGGTTGTTAATGTCGGCAAACATTCGTTGCAAATCAATTGGTTGGTTAATGTATGCCATTACGCTTCACCTGCTCCTTGTGCAAGAGTTAATGTGACGCGCTCAGGGCCATTTTCACCTGGCTGAACTGTCAAACCAACAATGCGGTAAATTTCATCAAGCGTATTAGGAAAACGGCTATCTGTAATAATCACACGGGCATCATCACCTAGCGCATAAGTACCAAATACAGGATCAACAGAAGCAGGTACTACCACTTTAAGAACAGTTGGCGGATAAGAAGTTGCCAAAGATTGAGCATTGGCTAATTCTTGTAAAACCGTTTCATCAATAATGTCTGAATAGTTAGATGTTGTTTCAAGCAAAGCCCAACCCGCTGTTAATTTGCTTGTATCCTGACCTACTGAAATTAATTTACCTTCATTAGATCCAGCGCCTAATGCGTAAACAGTATTGGCTACAACTGAACCATCTTCAGGGTATTCATACTCCACCATGTTGCCCGCAGGAAAAGAAAATACAGGCACATTTGGATTACCAAATGTATAAACCGTTCCACTGCGCGGGTAATAAGTGTTAAAATTTTTAATAGGCAAATCTGTAATTGCGTCATACTCAACATCAATAGAAAAATCAAAACCGTCACCTTGTCGGCTAAGATCTTGTACCGCTTGAAATACATTTTTTAATTCATAACTGTAATAAGTTCTATCAATTAACACGCCTGATGCGGTTTGTCCTGCGCTGTTATAGCCAACTCCAATGTCACCATAAGTTGCATTTTGCGCATTTTCAATAAGAGTTTTGGCAATAACTAATTGATCAATGTCTATAAAATCAACATCTTGCGTAACGCGTCTATGTTCAAAATAAGAGATCCATTCTTGCGCGCTAAAAGTTAAAATTTGTGATGTGCTATTGTATGAGCGCCCCCAAATAACCCCGCCCCATACTAAAACGCCGTCACGATCTACATACAGCCCACAAAAAGCGGGAATGGTTGCAAGATCTACATTGTATTTATTGGCGTTTACGCCTGACAAAAGTAAATGGCCTTGAAAAGTTCCAGGCTGATTTAATTGTTGAGTAAATCCAACGCCAGTTAAAGGTAGTTCACCAATAATAGTGTTGCTTAATAAATCAACAAATAGGTAACGGTAGGTTGTTGTCACTCAATTTCAACCCACGCTATAGTTTCTTCATTCCAATAATAATTTTTGTCATCTATAGGATACAAAACAGGCGCTTCCCATGTGCAGGTATTTTCATTTAATACCCACGACTCAAAAGGTTTTGGGGCAATAAAAGCGTCACGGATTGGATCATAAATGTATCCAATACCTGCATAATTTTTGCGTATGTTTCCATTATAGGAAGTTTGAACCCATGTTCCTCCGTAATGAGCAACGCAAAAATCAACACCTTTTTGTTCTGACTCAACGCCGTTATCTAGTAACTCATTATTATGAACAACAATTACATTTGTAACAATGTTGCTTTCATCTAGTTGTGCAAAGTGTGCCATTAGAAAGTGATACTCCCGCTTCCAGTCCATTTGTAATAACGATAACCGCCAGTTACATACGCAGTTGGTGTACCAGTAGTTGATGTTGGCACAGGGAAAGTATCTGCGTAACGAATAATGACAATACCTGATCCGCCGTTGCCACCTCTTGAATTAGAAGTTGTATTGTATTGAACTCCACCACCACCGCCACCGCCACCAGTATTAGCGGTTCCATTTGAAGCGTTGCCGTCTATAGAAGCACCGTTAGTAGCGCCACCACCGCCGCCAGCACCTCCTGAACCTGGAACACCGCCTGATTGCCCTGCGCCACCGCCACCGCCGCCTGCATAATTGTTGCTAACTCCTGAACTTGTTGCAGTTGCCCATGTTGAAAATGAAGAAGAAGCAGTTCCACCAGCGCCGCCTGTGATGCCTGTTGTTGCAGTACCAGCGGCACCTGCACCACCACCGCCGCCGCCTGCAAAGTTCTGAACAGCGGCACCATTACCGCCAGCGTTTCCTTGCCCTGAAGGAGAGGTTGTGCCAGTGGGTGCTGTTCCTGATGCAGTGCTATACGCACCGCCGCCGCCGCTACCGCCGTTTAAAGCGACAGTTCCACCGTTACTTGCACCACCGCTACCTGCACCACCTCCAGTAGAAGTAATGCTTGAAAATACTGAATTAGTGCCTGACGCGGAAGAAGTTGTAACTGAACCACCTGTAAGAATTCCACCTGAGCCACCTGTGCCAATAGTGACTGTGTTACTTACCCCTGCGGTAACGGCTAGGCTTCCATTGAGTAAACCACCTGCACCGCCGCCGCCGCCGCCTTGTGCATAACCTACACCGCCACCGCCAGCACCCGCAATAACTAAATACTCAACAGATGAAGGTGAAAGAACCCTACCCGCAGACGCAATAACTCCAATAATAGGCGTCATGCTAAATCACCTATTACATACCAACTATCTGTAGCAACTTTAATTAAAGTTGCTGAAGAATACCGTACGCGCAATTTAGGCGCGGTAGAAGTCGCACCCGTTGAAGCAATAGTTGTTGTTCCCGCAGTGACAGCGTTAATAGTTACCTGACCTACGCCAATTTGAATAATGTTAATTTGAGATCCAACAGGGTAAGCAACAGAAGCGTTAGTAGGAATTGAATAAGTTTGAGCCGCGGCATTTGACGCCGTAACTAATTTATTATCAGCGTCAGCAAGCACAAAAGTATAAGTTGTTCCCGTTTGCGCATTAAGATTTAATTGCGCGCTTGCAGAAGTTGTGCCGCCAACAATTGCCGTTGCCATTAACTGATCTCCTGTCCAAATGCGCTAAATGTAGTTGTTCCTGTTGTTGAGTAAACAGTAATCACATCTGTAGTTGCAAGCGTAGCGCCTATTGTCAAAGTAAAAATTGCCGCGCTAGGCACTTGAACACCGTAAACAATGTAATGTTGATTAGCCAATGCCGCGCCCGCAGGGCGGATAGCAACACGCACATAATCTGCCGCCGCATTTAAGTTGGCCATGTTTAATGTTGAAACAACAGTAGATGTAGCCGCGGGAACTGTGTACAGCGTTGTTGCTGTTGCGGCGGCAGGGTAAGATTGCCCTAATACTTTATAGACTAAAGGCATTATGCAATGTCTCCCACCACTAACCAATTGTTTACTGATGTTTGAATAAGTGTAGCGGTTGAGTATTGAGCGCGCGTTTTTGGCGTTGCCGCAGTTGCTCCTGTTGAAACAACTGTTACGCCACCTGCTCCTTGTATTGTCACCTGTCCTGCACCGTATTGAGAAATAGTTATTTGCGCACCTACAGAAAAAGCAACAGAACTGTTAAGTGGAATAGTTGTTGTAATTGCGCTTGCATTTGATTGCGTTACGAGTTTTTGATTATCAGCCAAAACCAATGTATAAGTAGTTCCTGTTTGCGTATTAACTGTAATGTTTGATGATAAAAGATTTGTTGTTGTGCTTACGCGTGTATCTGTAATGTCTCCTGAGTTAATTTGAGTAGCATTTGCGGCAACAGCAACAGTTGCTAAAGAAATTGAGTTAGCAGGAAGTGACGGTGCAACGGGAGATCCCGCAGGAGTTCCAGCAATTACTTGATAAATTACATCATTGTTAGCGCCTGAATAAAAAGCATCTCTAACAGTCATGCACACAAGATCAACGCGTGGGTTTGTTACATCAGCGGTTGTAATAGTTAAAGTTACCGTTGCGTCATTGTAAGCAGTGTAAACACCCATGTTGGTTGTGGTTGTACCAATAACAGCGGCCCAACCTGAAGCAACGCGCACCGACATACCAACGGGAGAATTGGCGCTAACAGCCATTGAAGAAGAACCAATAATGCCTGTTGTGGCATACAAAGCCTGCGCTGTTAAACGGTCATACTGGGCAGGGTATGAGCCTGCCTGTAGCCATGATGGAGGTGTTTGTAGTGTCATTTTTCTCCTTTAGATGTACGCAGAATACCAAGAAACAGTGGCTTGAGTAGTGCCTGCCAATGTGGCTGAGCCAGTAAAATAAAAAAGTGAATTGCCAGGTGGGGCATCAAACCATGTGCCTGAAATTAATAGATTACGCGCAGGTGATCCATTTAAAGTAATAAGTTGATTGTAAAGATCAATTTCAAGAACATCTAAAGCGCTATAAGTGCCTGTAAAATTAAGCACATCTCCGCTAGTTAAATCACCAACAATAGGGTTAGTAATTGGGCCAGTAATAGTAATTGTTGGATAGGTAGTAGCCCAACCAATGTTGTTAATTGTTGTAGTAATTACTGAAGATCCACCGCCGTATGTGTAATTAAATTCTCTGTTATAGGTACGACCTAACGCGGCAGTAATTGCCATAACAGAAGTTTGCAAATTACTATCATAATAATTTGGATCAGGACAAAAGAAATCAACCTGAGATGTAATGTATCCATAGGTGTAATTTGGATCTACAGTTGTGCGTAAGGCTCTTACACGGGCATCAATAAATTGTTCAGAAGTAGGGCTGTTAGGAAATTTAAAATACAGCGGAGTAGTGCCTGAAGTTTGAGGCAAAAGAGTGCGCTGAATAGTGTTGTAATTTGTTTGAGCAGAACCGTTGCTATCTGCAAATGTGTTAAAAATAATTGAGATTGTTCTGCCGCTTAAAAAATCGCGCCCTGTAAACATTCCATCATGGTATCCACGGTTATCATCTTGATTACGGATACCAGGCAGAGACTCAAGGCCATCAACACTGAGAATTTGATAAGGAGAACCAGCGCCGCCAAACACCTGATTGTTAAAAGCAAATGAATAAACCTGCGTTAAAGTTGTCATTCAGAGTAAACCCCTGTTTTCATCAATGGATTAGCACCCCTAGAAGGTGCAACAGTTACAGCATTTCCATACTTAATTGCACTCAGTGTTGCTAAATGAACATCATAAGGATCTACCTGCGTTGTTGTAATGTTGTTATTAACCGTTAATCCTGCATTTCTGTAAGGGTCAGCGGTCATGCCTTTGCGTTCAGGGTCATAACCTGCTTGTGGAATAATTGAACCCGCTTTAGGAGCATTATTTAAAACGCCAACAGAAGATCCTTTACTAACCGCTTCCATAGCAATAGCAACTTCTTTTAATTTATCTTTAAGATCTTGAAGTTTTTTCATTGTGGATTTGTTAATGTTATCAATGGCTTTTTCATAGTCCTTTTGAGCCTCTAGGAGAGCATCTAACAAGGTTTCTTGAGCCTCTGCTAGTCCTTCATCAAGATCTTTCTGAGCCTCTGCCCTA